GCCAGCCCGACGTGCCCGGCGGTCTGCGCCAGCGCCGGAACGACGATACTCGTGATCTCCTGGTGCTCGATCAGGTGGGCGAGGCGCGGCCACGAGAACATGAACACCCCCGCCATGCCAACGCATTGGGCGAGGTTGTCGTCATAGATTCGCTTCGGAATGAAAACGCCGACAACGCACAGGGCCATCACGATGACCAGGGATACGGCCGAAACAATCCACATGATCAACCCCTTACGCGCTTGAGGACCGCGAGCCACGCCTCTCGCGCGGCCTTCCGATGGTCGAAACTAACGATCATGTCGAATATCTTCGCAACGATCGCCATACCGAACACGCCCGAAACGTACCCCGCCACGGCCTGGGTGCTGTGCATGATCTCGGCGGCCACGGGGCCGACAAAATTGGCGAGGACTGCGCCGGCGATGCCGAGAAGAAAAGCGTGCTTGAACTTCTCCCCGCGCACCACCATGAGCAGTAGCGCCGTGAAACTGCCGGCAAGGCCAGGCGCGGCTTTTGAGAATTCGGGCGGCAGGTCCATCATGATTTCCTCAGGACAGCAACGAGAAGCACGATCGTGATCGTGATCATGTAGATCGGCCACCCAGTCACCTTGTCGCACAGGCCGGCGAACTGGCTCACCTCAGGAGGCGGCCGGTCCATCGGATAGGCGAGACGGCAAACGGCGATCTGCATCGACTCTAGCGCACCCCACGCGCACGCGGCGCCGACTGCCAGGCGCACGGCCACGGGCTTCAGCGGAACGAGGCGCCACACGACCAGGTACAGCGTTGCGGCCTCAAGCGCACGCAACACCGACGCCCATGCCTTCGCAGCGGGCAACATGTCGGGGTAGAAATCGGCGATCAGCGCGTACCCGTAGTGCACCGCCACGACCAGCACCAGCAGCAATGAGGGGAGTTTGCGCATGTCACGCAATGGTAATGCCCATCGCGTCGGCTTGATAGGTCGGTGCGGGAGAACCCGCGCTTACCGTGATCGGGCTGGTCAGCGAGTGCCACAGCAGCAGGTTCCCCCCGCTCGATGCGTCATGCCAGCCACCCGCCACGAGAACACCCCACGCCCCGGTAGGCGATGGGTGAGCGATCGCCGCGTTGTTCGAAATCCGTCCTCCCGTACCAGAGCTCGCGATCGTCGACGCAGGCGCCTGCGTACCGCTCAGACTGGTGAGCGACGGCACCAGCGCAGCCCGCGCGTACCCCACGCCCCCGCCGACCTCAGTGCCCCCGCCGGCGTTGCCTGGCGTGGCCGTGTACGCCGCGTGATAGATCGTCGCGGGCCATGCGTATGCCTGCCCACGAAGCAAGAGGTCGATGAGCTTGTTTGACAGGTAGTCGCTCATCCCGCTCGTGAGGCCGAGGGTGAAACGCACGATTCCCGCGGCCAACGTCACGGGGTCACCAGGCGCCACAACAAGAGGGGTTGCGTACAGCCACACAGCCCAGCAGTTCCCCGAGGTGCTTGCATCGAACAGACCCACGCCGACGAGCGTCTCGGCGTCCGTCGTCCCGATGCCGAGGTCGATCTCGATGTTGTTGCTCGTGGTGTGGCTGGTGCCGCTGCTGGCCAGGGTCGTCGCGTCGCCCTGCGTGCCGGCCCAGCTCGCCAACGCCCGCGATAGCTCGAACCGATCGAGACCGACCGACTCCGTCACGCTCGAATCGCTGGCCGCGGTGAGACCCGCAATCCACCATGAGGCCGGGAGCGTGAGCCCCTGGCCGCGAACATAGTCGGCGATCTTGTTCTCAGCGTAATTCGTAAATTGGCTCATTGGCTATTCTCCTCCGCCGATGGTGTCGGACAACGCGGACAGCACGATTGTGGCGCTGCTTTGGACAATCTCGGTCGCCACCTCGCGCACCTCGACAAAAAGGGTCGCGCTCTGCGACTGGACGGCCGTCGCGACCCCGAGAGACCACTCGTGATCGTCTTCACCGGGCAGCCACGTATCGACCGTGCCCGCATCAAGCGATCCGTCGAGCACCGTCACGCGCACCTCATAGAGCTCGGTGACGACGGTATCCCACGGCGCGAACGACAACCACTGATTTACGAAGAATTGCTCGGACGAGAAGTTCGGTGAGCTGTCGACCGCGCCCCCGGTAATACCCGAATCGGTGCGTGCGCTCGCGCGGCCGTCGCCATAGTGTTTGTAATACGCAGCAGCCGCACCCGATTCCATGTTGACGCCCGCGATCGTGTGGTTGGCTACGGCCACGATAACGAGGCCGTCCTCGCCCGGGTCATCGTCGGGGTCGCCGACTGGGTCCTGAATGTCCCCGGGGCCCGGCAGCAGCGACACGTCAGCGGCGTGCACGCGTTCATCGTCGATCACGCCGGCGAGGTCGAACAGCTGCGCTCCATCGTCGGTCTTGCCGCCGTCGGCGATCGACAGAACCCGAGCAACGTCACGCGCGCCGAGGAGGTATTTCGGGCGTTCGCGCGTGCCGCTATCCAATACGAGATCGAAGTCAGGGGCCTCGGGGAGAACGACCTCATACGGGGTCGCGCCGGCCGAGACTTCAACGGCGTCAGTGAGCGACCCGTCGTCACGAATCAACGTCAGGAACAGCGGCCCACCAGTGAAGTCGACCGGCTCCGTCAGCGTGGCTGTGAGCGTGCCATCGTCCCAGAACGCCACATCTCCCGAGTGCCCGTAACCGGCCACATCGGCAATGAAATCGACGGGGCTCAGGTACGCCGGGAGCATGCCTTGCATTTCCGTTTTGAACTCCACGGTGCGCGGCCGATACAGCAGATTCGCGGCTTCATATAGGCCTTCGCGATGGGCGTGCGTTTGACCGGTGACGCCCTCCAGGCGCAGGCGCACCGGGTCACTCATCTCGAGCACGCCGGGGAGCGGACACTCGATCGGCGTCCATTCCCACGTCCGATGGTCTTGGTACTCGACCACAACCCCATCGGGCGTTCGGTGGGTGCGCAGCTTCTCTGAAATCTGCATCTGAGGTTCGCAGTTGCGCGGGGTGAAGGCGGTAACGCTCAGGTCGGCGAGCTCGTCACGCGCGATGCTGATAACGCCGTTGCGACGGAACACCCGGCAACGGCCGGCGCGTGCAATCATCTGCATGGCGTCCCACGCGTTCATCGTGGAGTCGAAGGTGTAGTCGAAACGATCCTGGCGCAGTTCCGCTTGAACGCCCAAGTCATAGAACGATTGAAGGTCGACACGGTCGTCCGGCCGGCCGATCCCCCATGTGGTCGACGTGGCGAGGTCCAGCACCCACCACACCCAGTTACGTGTGCGCGCCGCTGCGGCCCACGTCAGGTCTGAATTCAGCGCCCGCGCCTTGCCGTAGGTGATCAGGCGCACGTCACGCGCCGCGTTCTGCGACAGCTGCGAGCTCGCGCGCAGCACGATCTCGAAGTGGGCCGTATGTTCATTAAGCGGCGCCGGCTCTGCCAGGTACGCACGCAGCCCCGTCCACGCGATTTCGTGCAACGCTTGCGGGTCGGTGTCTTTGATGTCGGTTCGAACGACCCGAATCTCGACACGCGCAGGTGTTGGAATCGGGTACTTGACGCTCCACCGTTGAGGCGTGGACGTGAAGGCCGTTCGCGATTCGGTGCCGAGGATCGCCCACGCGCCGATCGCCTGCCCGAAGTCATTGATCGGGCGTTGCTCCACTCGCCATTCGACCGTCAGGGCCGCGGTCTTGCCGAGGCCTCGCGTGGCGACCACATCGATACCGACGAAGGCACACGTGCGGTCAGGCGCGCACGCCGCGATGCCCCCGACGTAGCGGCCCGACTCGAGGACCTGAGAGGACACCTCTTCAGCCGTGGTGACGTTGGCAGCCACCGTCGCGGGTGCGACACCCGGCGCGAGGTATTGAGCCGTCACGATGTCGGCGAAGCGCGAGAGCGGCGTATTTCCGATCTTGGGGATCACATCGTAGTCGCCCACACCGACGGCCAGGAGGGCGTAGTAGTACTGCTCGTTGTCAAGGTTGACGTCGGTCTCACCGACTTTGGGCAGGAACTCGAAATAAGGCTGCGCCGCGAACGGCGGGTTGATCTCACGCCGGCCACAGATACGCCAGATCGGTTGATCAAGTCGGGCTTGGTTGCCCGTCAGGCTTGTGGAGAACGTATCCCCTGTTTCCCCGGGTCGCGGCGGCGCCTTGATGGCCGACGGCGGGATGAGTAGGTTGTACGCGGCCGATGCAGCGAACAGGTACGGGGCGAACTCCTGAAAGCCCGGGATGATCGAGGCGACGATCGCCGCAATCTGCAGCAGGCCCCGCAAGTCTTCTTTGTCGCGCGGCACATCGTAGAACTCGATGACGTCGCCGGCCCGCGTGTGGCTGGCCCACGACTCACGCAGCAGCCATTCGCCATTCACGCGGCAGATCAGCGAGCCTTCGGGGGTCGGGGCCAGCGAGGCGATGCTCACACCCAG